CTTTTTTTGATAGGAGTGAATGAACATGGTTAACAGGAGTGAACAGTTGGGTTGGCTAGAAGATACTGATGACCTCACAGGTCGGGTATCTCGGGGTCAACCTATGGGAAAAAGAAAATGATTCATTATCATGGTCTTCCAATAACACCGACAACAGTATGCAACTATGCAATAAACGCTGGTCATGCATTTGTTTCTTTTGCACATCCAGAACAATTATCCACAGCAATTGATGTAGCGCAGTCTTTTGCTTTGGACAATGGTGCTTTTTCAGCCTGGACAAGTGGAAAACCAATTACAGATTGGACACCATATTACGAATGGGCTGATGATTGCAGAAAAGTCCCATCTTGTGACTTTGCTGTCGTACCTGATGTAATTGATGGCACAGAAGCAGAAAACGATGCCATGCTTGATGATTGTCCTTTGCCAAATTGGTTTGCTGCTCCTGTTTGGCACATGAATGAGAGCATAGAACGGCTTTTAAGACTTGCCAGAAACTATCCAAGGGTGTGTTTGGGGTCTGCTGGTGAGTATGCCGAAATAGGTACTTTTCATTGGTGGTCAAAAATAGGTGAGGCCATGAGAGCCATTTGTGATGACAAAGGCAGACCTATGTGCAAGTTACATGGTCTTAGGATGCTTGACCCTGCAATTTTTACAAAACTGCCACTTGCGTCTGCTGATTCCACCAACATAGCCCGAAACATTGGTCAAGACAACAAATGGAAGTCTGGCAATTATTTGCCCCCAACTAAAGAGTCTAGGGCACAAGTCATGAGGGCAAGGATTGAGGCTCACAATGCGCCTCCATCATGGGGGTTCCATCAGGTTGAGCAAGGGATGCTTTTATGAATCGTTATACCTATAAATTCACATCGATATGTCCAGTTAATGAAAAGAAAATTTCATATCAGTTGATCATTGAAACAACACAAACAATCAAAGTAGAGGACATTATGGGCTTCATAGAAGATAATCACAAACAATCATTCCATGAAGTTATTGCTGATGACCTGATTGACTGCTTTCCCGGAGAGCACTATTTGGTTGCTGAACATCACGGCGTTTTAATTGAAACTTGGAGAAAATGATGTATTCGTTGCTATTCGTAAGCGCACTTGTTGCTGCTAACATTTCTATCGCCATTTTTGGCCCTTGGATCAGTCCTATCAATGCTTTTCTATTGATTGGCCTTGATTTATCAATCCGAGACAAGTTACATGATCAGTGGAATGGAAATCCATACAAAATTGGATTATTGATTCTAATTGCAGGATTGGTTAGTTATCTTCTAAATTCATCAACTGGCATCATTGCCATTGCAAGTGTTATTGCTTTTTGCATGAGCATGATTGTTGACTCACTTGTCTATCAGTTGATGAAAAACAAAAAATGGTTAGTTAGATCAAACTCAAGCAATGTTGCTGGTGCTGCAACAGATTCACTTATTTTCCCCACTATTGCTTTTGGTGGTTTGATGTGGGAAATTGTTTTGCTTCAATTTGTAAGCAAAGTTGCAGGTGGGTTTATTTGGTGTCACTTGATCAATAGGAGTCAAAAAAATGTTGTTCCCGAGTCAATTCGATAAATTTTGGCAAACATGGCCTAGTTCCCCAAGAAAAGGGGCTAAGTCAGAATGTCAGAAAAAATGGGCAAAACTGGGCTGTGATGCTGAGTTTGAGCAGATCATCAAACATATCGAATGGTTAAAGACCACAGATCAATGGTTAAGGGGCAATGGGTCGTTTATTCCTGCTCCATTGGTCTATTTGAATCAAAAGCGGTGGGATGGTGCAGAAGTGCCTGAAATCAAACCACCGACTGCAAAAGATGAAACGCTGATCAAGATTGAAGAAAGTCGCAGATCAGCAGTCCCGATGCCTGAAAACATCAAAGAACGCTTGAAACAACTAAGGGGAGTAATGTGAATGAGTTGGCTTTATTCGCAGGCGCTGGTGGGGGAATACTTGGGGGCAAACTCCTTGGATGGCGAACAGTCTGTGCAGTCGAATGGGAAGCCTATCCAGCTAGCGTATTGTGCGCCAGACAAAATGACGGACTTCTCCCGCCTTTCCCGATTTGGGATGACGTTCAAACCTTTGACGGAAAGCCGTGGCGAGGAATTGTTGACGTTGTATCTGGAGGGTTTCCTTGCCAAGACCTCTCAGCAGCGGGAGCAAGAGCCGGACTTGATGGGGCAAGATCGGGGCTTTGGAAAGAAATGGCAAGGGTGGTTGGCGAAGTACGACCAAGATTCGTGTTCGTGGAAAACAGCCCAATGCTCGTTAATAACGGACTCGGTAGAGTGCTTGGAGACTTATCCGACCTCGGGTTTGATGCGAGATGGACTATTATGGGAGCAAACGAGGTTGGCGCTCAACACAACAGAGACAGAATATGGATTGTTGCCCACGCCAACAGCAAGGGACTTCAATGGACACACAATAACCAAAAAAAGACCAAAAGGGTTCAACAAAGTGCTACCCAATGTGTTCAAGCTGGAGTTCCAATTACACGGGCAATGCTATCCACATCCTACTTTCAGCGAAGGTCTGATGCTATGGCCCATTGGATGGACAGACTTAAAGCCATTGGCAATGGGCAAGTCCCCTTGTGTGCCGCAACAGCCTTCAAAATCCTGAGCCAAGAACTATGAACATCCAACAAGCAAACCGAATCCTTGATGAACACAAAGAACGACAGTGCCACTCCATGCTCACAGTCACCAGGGCCTTGTGGCTCACAGGGGATATATCAGAGTTGGATGGAGACTTGTCTCAGGCTTGCCAAGAACCCAGGATGGAAAGCACAAATCTGGTGGACGGTGAAGGACTTAGATTCTGATCCATCAGGACTGTTTACAGGCTTTAAAGAAGAGTTTTTAAGAAGGGTGAAGGAATGATTTACTGCGGCGTTGATAACTACAAATCTTTTCATGGCTACTTTGTTGGGCCTGATGGTATTATTTTCAACAAGCATTGGAAGATGATTTTTCCATTTGATGACAAAGATGGCTACAAACGAATTCAGGTTTGGATTAACAAAAAGCCAAAAAAAATCCACTTACATAGGCTTGTTTATATGGTTTGGGTTGGCGAAATTCCATCTGGCATGGTTTGTTGCCACATCGACAATAACATTCTTAATAATCACTGGTCAAACCTAAGAATTGATACACAAAAAAATAATATCTACGACAAGTTAAAAAACAACACTTGGCAAGCTGGCGATAGTCACCCATCAGCAATTTATTCAGACAGCATCATTGAAGACATCCAACATCATTGTTTGAATTGGACAAGAAAAACGGCATCTATGTTGCGTAAGAAATACAACATACCAAACACAATAATTTACGATGTCAGACGAGGGAAAAGAAAAACCAGAGAGCAAAGAATTGCAGAAAGGTTATCCAAATGACCATTTACTGTGCAGTCGATCCTGGTCTTGTCAGTGGTGCAACAGCCGCCATTGACAATCACGGCAACTTTATCGGGGCGTTCTTTATCGAACATCAAGACAAGCGAATCCTGCCCATTGTCTTTAAAAACTCACTTTTGAAGCTGATCGACCCAAAAGAAGGGGCAGAGATAGCCATTGAGAACGTCCACTCTATGCCTGGGCAAGGAATAGCCTCTACTGCCCGTTTTATGAGGGCTGTGGGCGTTATAGAGGCAGTCTGTGAGCTGACTCGTTACCCTGTTCACTTTGTAGCCCCCCAGACTTGGAAAAAGTATTGGCACTTAACCAGCAACAAAGATGAAAGCCTTGATGTGGCAAGGATGATCTGGCCTGAAGCACCATTAAAGCGGAAAAAAGATCACGGGGTGGCTGAGGCTTTGCTGATAGCCGATTACTGGAGGCAGGTTCACCAAGGGGTTAAGCGTGAAAACAGTCCTATTCCAAACCAAGTTAACCCCATCTGAAGCCGAAATCCTGCGAACCTTGGGCAATGGTGTAAGGGCTGAAGGGTTCAGGGTGGCGATGGGTTGGGTGTCGCATTTTTACAATTTGGGCTTGAGGGATGACCTCAATCTGGACTTGGTTGGACTGGCTGTCAGGGTCAATCCAGAATTGACGCTGAAATGGGAGGACTACCAAACCCTAGAAAATGCCCATAGAACCGATTTAAACGCCCTACAAGACGATTTTATGGAGCTGGGAGACAATGTTGAAGGGTAATCCATGCCGATAGTGTCTACAAACGCCAAAAAACGGGCTTTTTTGCTCAAAGTTTATGGGCATCGTTATGAAAAACACTATTCAAGCCGACCAGGATGCTTTTATTGTGGGGATAAGTGGACAGATGTCGACCATTGTCCGCCCCTATCTTGGGTTGAGGCTAAGGACATAACATGGTTCAAGTTGCGAAAAATAGGGTTCTGGCTTGTCAACTCATGCCATGAATGCAACATAACATTGTCAAACCATGCTTTGTTTACATTGCAAGAACGGGCAACTTTTATCAGGCATAGGCTTGAGGAAAAGGCCGAAAAATTCGTTTTTTGGTCAAATGATGAGCTTGAAGAAATGTCGCCAAGATTTCAGAAAAGCATAAAGGCCAGGATGCAGATTCAAAACACTATGGTAGAGCGCATCCAATTCGCCCAAGAACTTCAATTCAGGGCAGAGGACTTCCCTGCATAGCATCATGGGATGAAAATGGCTTAAATCAGGGACGAAAAAAAGCCCCTAAATAGGGGCTAAACCTTGGTGAAAGTGAGTAAGGGTTTACTTGCGTTTAAAGATGATGCGAAGGATTAGGGCAAGGCTGGCGTATATCATGGGTTAACTTGCAATCATGGCTTTGGCTTGCTGATCTGGGGTAGGATCATTCAAAGCCCACCATTCAAGCCAACCATATTTAGGGTTGCGTTTGCAGATGTCGAAAAGCCAGACATCGGCATGGGGCGATTTGAATTTGACGATTTGGCCCTCGAATTCGGGCTTTACTGGGGCATTTGTCATGTTGACACCTATCAAGTTTGGTTGAAAATCAGGGCCATGGCCCCAAGGGAAAGGCCAATTAGCGGGTTTCATGCTTGGGTGGCGTGTTGAAACTGTTTTTAGTGTTTACGCCAAACGAATCATAAGTTTCGTCTTCGTCTTCGTTTTCTTCGTCTTCTTCTCCAACGAGCATATTATTGGCAATTTCCCACCAGTTGACATCAGACAAGAAGGCCAGAGCATAGTCCACGGCAATATTGCCATTGCCGCCACCCATGTCATAAATAAGCCCTTCGGCGTGGTCTTTTAATGCGTCTTTAAGGTCTGAGACTGATGGAAGTGATCGCCCAGTGATGTCACGGGCAGACATCCCGTCAAAAATCTCAAGGTTGACACGCCAAGTAGCGTAGTTTGTCCATCCATTGTAGTTTGCGCTCATGTTGACACCTATCAAGTGAACCTGGAAAAGCCCAGGCCAAAGGGCACGATGATGCCCAATGGTCTGAAATCTTAGCCCCAGACGATCAGGATACAGGCCAGAAAGAAAGCCCCAATGATGGAACCAATGGAAACGATAAGGTCGGGTTTTTGCATGTTGACACCTATTAAGAGTTGATGGATTCGATTCGCTCGGCTTCAATGGCATTGGCAAGGACTCGTTCAAAAGTGTCCCCAAAGGCCAGATAGAGCCTTTCCCTGTTGATTGAATCAGCCAGTTGAAGGGCACACCCTATGGCTGACATAAATGAACCGTAATATCCGTCTTGCAGGATTTTTGAGACTTTAAAGACTTGAGATTCGTTGAGCATGTTGACACCTATTAAAGAGTTGAAAGAGTGAATAGATTTTTTGCCTATTCATATATATAGCACGAAAGAATCGTGCCAACCACTAAAATATCTATATAAATCAACGGGCA